TACCAAAGGGATATCTCAACCCAAGTTGGGTGGAACAACTGATGGGTTTAGACACCGGGATAACCGAATTAGGTTATTGGGAAATGGGGTCGTGCCACAAGTAGCAGCCAAAGCATTTATAACTTTATTGCAAAAGAATCTAACCAAATAGAAAGGAACGCAAATAATATGGCAAACATAATAACAACACCAAAGGGTAAAGCAGTTTACCCACGCATCGATACACCTGACACAAAGTTCAACGAGGATGGCTTGTACTCTTGCAAGCTCCACGTTACTGAAGATGACTTCAGAGCCTTTGAGATGGGTATTGATAAATTGTATGACGCAGCGTATGACGCTGAGTGCAAAGCTCAAGGTAAGAAGCTGAAGAAATCAGCAAACAAACCAGTAAGGATTACACCTGATGGGGACTTTGAGATTTACGCAAAGCAAGTCGCACAAAAGCAAACAAAGACAAAGGGACTTATCGAGTTCACTGTTGCTTGTTTCGATAGTCAAGGAAGTAAAATCTCTACCCCTAAAGTTGGTAGCGGTTCTGAGCTAAAGATGGCAGTCGAACCAAACTTTTGGTTCATACCTAGTCAGGGCTTTGGCTACACCCTACGACTAAAGGCAGTCCAAGTGATTGACCTAGTTGAGTATGGAGGTGGAGGTAACTCTGAAAGCTATGGTTTCGGTAAGAGTGATGGGGGATACACAAGTGAGTCCTTCAACGAAACTTTTACGGAGACTGATGAGGCGATTACGACAGAAGCACCATTCTAAATCTCCTTATCGTTCTGGTTTCGAGGAGAGGGTAGCCGGTGTCTTAACAGATGCCAAGGTTGCCTTCTCCTACGAGACCCTAAGATTGGAATATTTTAAGACGTGCCACTACAAACCAGATTTCATACTACCCAACGGAGTGATACTTGAAGTTAAAGGATACTTTACAGCAAGCGACAGAACAAAGCACAAGCTCGTCAAAGAGTGCCACCCTGAGTTGGACATCCGGTTTGTATTTCAGAACGCTAACAACACACTCAGTAGAAAGAGTAAAACAACATATGCGAAATGGTGTGACACCAATGGATTTAAGTGGTGTCACCAAAGGATACCTAATAAATGGCTAGTCTAACAGCTAAAAAAACACACCAACCCTGCCCAGAGTGCGGTAGTAGCGATGCACTTACAATCAATACCAATGGTACTACCAAGTGCTATTCGTGTTCGACTTGGACTTATTCAAACAGTAACAACGTGGAAGAAATAGATAGGAAATTTGCTAAAGGTTCACTGATGCCCCTACCCAAGAGAGGCATACACGAAGAGACCTGTAAGAAATATAACTATCGTATTGGAAAGGTCAATGGAGATACAGTTCACATAGCTAACTTCTATGACACCAACAAGAAACTTGTAGCCCAGAAGTATCGTTATGCTGACAAGACTTTTAAATGCAATGGTTCACCCACACACTTCTTTGGGCAGCACTTATTTCCCAATGGAGGTAAACGACTGGTCATTACTGAAGGTGAGATAGACTGCCTGACAGTTAGCCAAGTACAGAATAATACTTGGGAGGTAGTCTCTCTGAGTTCAGGAGTACAGAGTGCTAAGTCACTATTCAAACGCCACCTTGAGTGGCTCAATAAATTTGAAGAGATAGTCCTGATGTTTGACTCTGATGATGTGGGCAAGCAAGCAATGGAAGATGTCGCTCACATTATACCTGCCGGCAAATGTAAGGTGGCAAACCTACCAATGAAGGATGCCAATGAACTATTACTAGCAGAGCAACCAAAAGAAATACTTAAAGCAATATGGAACGCCAAGGTATGGGGACTTGATGCAATCGTTAGAGGTTCTGAGCTATACCAAAGGCTGACATCTCCAAAGAACTTTGAGTCCATCCCTTATCCCTTCACTGGTTTGAACAAGGTCACTCGTGGTATTCGCACTGGTGAGATAATTTGTATAGCTGCCGGCAGTGGTATTGGTAAGTCACAAATATGTAAGGAGATAACTTATAATATACTGACCACCACCGACAAACGTATGGGCTACATCGCCCTAGAAGAAAGCGTTGAGAGAACCGGCAATGGTATCATTGGGTTACATCTTAACAAACTATTACACCTAGATAACTTCGATGCAAATGATGAGTACAAGGAAGCATACGAAGCTACTGTGGGTAATGGTAGATTTTTCTTGTATGACCACTGGGGTTCTCTCGAAGGAGACAAGCTCGTTGGTCACATAAGATACATGGCAAAGTCATTGGACGTTGAATACATTGTTCTCGACCACATCTCAATCGTTATCTCTGGTAGCTCTGAGGGTGATGAAAGAAGAATGATAGACAACCTGATGACTAAACTTCGTGCTTTGGTTGAGGAGTGTAAGATAGGTGTAATACTTGTCAGTCATCTCAAGAGACCAGAGGGTAGAGGACACGAGGATGGTGCAACTACATCAGTGGCACAACTTCGTGGGTCAGCCGGCATAGCACAACTAAGTGATATCGTCATCGGCTTGGAACGCAATCAACAAGACGAAGAGAACAGGCACATCACCTCAGTAAGAGTTCTAAAGAATAGATTTAGTGGCGATACTGGAGTGGCTTGTAATCTTCGTTGGCAATCAGAAACAGGAAGACTAACAGAAGAAAAATTAATCGAGGGAGACACAGGTGAAACTTATTTTTAAATTATGGAATATTGCTCAAACTTTAAATACGACCTCAAGGTTGGTCACGTTGCTGAGAAGCAAGTTGCCGAACTTCTTGAGAATAAAAAGGTCGAAGTCAAAAGAGACCTTAAAGCATCGACTACTGGCAATCTATTTATTGAATATAAATCCAGAGGCAAAGACTCAGGAATATCTACTTCCGAAGCAGACTATTGGTGTTTCGTTTTTGAAGAGCTTTTTATCTTTATTGAGACTGAAAAGCTAAGAGCAATGATTGAACCAATGAAGGGCAGCACAATGGACAAGCGAGGCGGTGACAAGAACACAAGTTGTGGAATCCTTTTACCACTAGAAAGATTATTAGAACTAAAAAATGAACACACTGATATTTGATATAGAAACAAACGCCATCAAAGACTGGTCAAACTTGAGTGACCTTACCACTCTTCACTGCCTATCTATCTTTGATATATATAACAACGAGATGACTAGCTACAATTCTGTAGATGGCAACATCGAGGAAGGTCTAGTTAAGTTACTCAATGCTGAGACAATCGTAGGTCACAACAGTATAGGGTTCGATGTTCCTGCCCTGACGAAGCTCTACGACTTTATGCACAACAACATTGTAGACACCCTTGTGTTAGCTAGGTGTGTATTTCCAGATTTACGCAATGATGACTTCAAGCGTACAGACTTCGACACCAAGTTGATTGGGTCACACTCACTGAAGGCTTGGGGTTCTCGCATCAATGTTCTCAAGGACAACTATGGTGAGACTTCTGATTGGTCTGAGTGGTCACAAGAGATGCAAGATTACTGTGAGCAAGATGTGAATGTAACTTTTTCTTTGTATATGTGGTTAAAAGCTAGAAACCCATCAAAGAAAATGCAAGGGCTTGAGCATCAGTTCGCCATTCAGATGCGTAAGCAAGAGGCTAATGGTTTTCCCTTTCATGTGGGCAAAGCTAATCATCTTATGGAGCAGCTAATGCTTGAGCGTTGTGAGATAGAGACAGAACTACAAAAGGTATTTCCTCCATCTGTTGAAGAGACCAAGACACACTGGTGGGTAAACCCCAATGGTGACAAGTTTCCTACCAAGAAGGCAATGATTGAGAGTGGGTACAAACCTAATCAGTGTTCTAAGGGTGACTTAAAAGTTAAACAGATACCCTTCAATCCCAACAGTCGTGACCAGATATGTGAACGCCTGATGTCTCAAGGGTGGAAGCCAGAGGCATACGAAGGTAAGCGTCCTGCTATCAATGAGTCAGTCCTCAAGGATATAAATACAGAGGAGTCACTCAAACTATTACAGTTCTTAACCATATCCAAAAGACTTGGACAACTTATTGAGGGCAACCAAGCGTGGTTAAAACTTGTGCGTAATGGCAAGATACATGGAAGTGTAAATACTAATGGAGCAGTCAGTGGTAGATGCACTCATCAAAACCCCAATGTTGCACAAGTACCTTCTGTTCGTAGCCCCTATGGGGGTGAGTGTAGAGAACTATTCACTGCACCTGGCGGTAAAGTATTAGTTGGATGTGATGCTAGTGGACTAGAGCTACGATGCCTAGCTCACTACTTATTTCCTTGGGATGATGGTGACTACGCCAAGACTATACTTGAGGGTGACATCCACACAGCTAATCAGAAAGCAGCAGGACTAGATACAAGAGACCAAGCAAAGACTTTCATCTATGCCACACTCTATGGTGCAGGTGATGCCAAGATTGGTTCTATCGTAGGTGGCTCTTCTAATGATGGTAAGCGTCTGAAAGCTAACTTCAAGAAGAACTTGCCGGCATACAGTCAGCTAGTCACAGCAGTAGAAGCAAAGGTTAAATCAACCGGTTCACTTAATGGACTTGATGGGCGTAAGCTACCTTGTCGTTCAGCACACTCAGCACTCAACTTATTGTTGCAGTCAGCAGGTGCAGTCATAATGAAACAAGCTCTTGTGAACTTTGTAGGCGAAGCAAAGAAGGACTACGAGCTACACGCCAATGTACACGATGAAGTTCAGTTTAGTTGTGACGCTGAAGATGCGGACACACTGGGTAAGCAGTTTGTAGAAGCTATCAGACAAGCCGGAGATGATTTGAATTTTAACTGTCCTCTTGATGGCGAATATCAAGTGGGCGAAAACTGGAAGGAGACGCACTAATGCCGCACGACCACCTAGTAAAAGAAGCCATACTTCTTGGCATCAAAGATAAGATTAAAGAATGTTCTCAAGCACTTCAACGCAATGAAACTATGAGGATACAATTAATCAAGGAGCATAAAACACTAACAAACAGAATGAGAAAGCTAGAAGAGTTCAGAAAGGAAATATGAGTGGTAAGACAATAATAATAGATGGCGATATGATTTCGTATCGAGCAGCGTTTTCATCAGAGGTGGAAACTAAATGGGATGACAATGTATGGACACTCCATTCGTCGGAAGCAGAAGCTAGGGCTAAGATTGACGAGCTTATTGAGGGCATACTCAAGAGGCTTAAAGCTAAAGACTATGTTGTTTGTATCTCTGGTAAGGATAACTTTCGTAAGAAGCTCTTTCCTGAGTACAAAGCAAACAGGTCAACCAAGCGTAAGCCACTAGGTATCAATGACTTAAATGATTACATGTATGACCATCACAATGGTTTGATTGTAGATAAATTAGAAGCTGATGACCTCATTGGTATATTCTGTACTGAACATCCAAAGGACACCATAGCGGTCAGTGGTGACAAAGACTTCGGCACACTACCAATCACTTGGTACAACCATCTCAATGACAAACTTGTAAAGACTGGCGTACGAAAAGCCAGACGCTTTCACCTTATACAAACACTTACTGGTGACGCTGTAGATGGATACAAAGGTCTCAAAGGTGTGGGGATTAAGACTGCCGAAAAGATACTTGCCAAGGGTGGGGCTACCTGGAGGACTGTAGTAAAGGAATACAAGAAGCATGACCTAACTGCTGATGATGCCCTACTGACTGCACGACTAGCATACATATTATA